GTCCAACCGCAATGCTATCGCTGCACCCATGGCCATGCCCTCCCTGATCTACCGCAATAGATTCAGACTTTTGGCGCTTTGGGAATCCCCCGTGAGTCAGCTTTCGCACCGCTTGGTATTACCTGCCAAGTCCGCGATATTGATCGCTATCGCCGCATTGTTGCTCAGTGTTTCCTGCCTGATGGGCGCGACATCGCAGCGGAAATGATCCGCATGGGCGTGGCGACGGAATACTGCCGCTACTCTGGCGGTTATTACCAAACCTGCTGATCTCTCGTTTCAGGTCAGTGGGTCTACCGTCATGTAGTGCAGCACTACCGGAATGATGGCAGCCTTCAGGCTGGCCGCGCCCTCGACCGGCAGATCGACCGGCTCGGGCGCTTCGGCCTCGACCCAATCGCAGAGGCCGCCCAAGGTGCGGTCAGCGGCGAGCTGGGTGCCGATGGAGCCGACCAGCGCATCAAACAGCGCGTCGCGCCCGTTGCCTGCCTGGATCACCACCTCCAGTTCCGCCCGGTGTTCATAGAAGTAGGTCAGCGGCGACAGCGTCACCTCCGGCTCGCCCGGCTTGCCGTCGCGCAGGATAATCAGGCCAGACGCAGGGATGCGCTCGGGCAACACTTCTCCGCGCAGCACCGGGGCGGCAAGCGTCTGCAGACGGGTGTGAAGTGCGGCGAGGATGGTTTCACGGGTGCTGGGCATTTTTGCGCTCTTGCTGGATTGTGACTTCTGCGGAAGCCATCGATATGCTAAAGGTAATACCTGTGAATACTCGCAGGAGACGCCCCATGAACGCCATTCGCCCGATTGCCGTGAAGCTGGATCAGGACACCCGCGACCGCCTGAAGCGGCTGGCGGATGCCAAAGACCGCTCCACCCATTGGATGCTGCGCGAGGCCGTGTCGCAGTTTGTCGAACGCGAAGAGAAGCGCGAGGCGTTTCGCCAAGCCGGTCTTCGGGCATGGGCAGAGTATCAAGCCACCGGCAAGCACGTCACACATGACGAAGCGGACGCTTGGCTTGCCAAGCTGGAAGCAGGCGAAGATGCTGCTGTTTCTGAATGCCACAACTGATCTGGTCGCCCGCAGCCCTGCGGGATGTTGAACGGCTGTATTGGTTCCTTGCGGTCAAAAACCCTGATGCTGCCCGCCATGCGGCCAAATCCATCCGTGAAGGCATGCAGATCCTAAGCGATCAGCCCGGCGCGGGGCGTCCTGCCGAGGACATGGAGCCGGAATTTCGCGAGTGGTTCATCACCTTTGGCGACAGCGGCTATGTGTCGCTCTATCGGTTTGACGGCGAAACGGCGGTAATCTTGGCCGTTCGCCATCAGCGCGAAGCTGGCTATTGACGGCTCAAAGGGAAAATTAGAGATTTCCGTCCACCCAGTTCGCCACGATCAGCCCCGGTACCCCACCCACCGCCCGCTCGGCATCCCGCGCCAGATCGAGCCGCTTTGGTATCTTGACCTGCGGCACTAGAAGGAAGATCGGCGCCGTCACGAGGCCCCGGCCGGTCTTGGACCGCGACGCCACCGCGCGGCCCTTGGTGTTCAGCCGCCCCTCGGCCACCAGCAGGCTTGGCCCCCGGCGGCGATAGATGAACCGCAGACGCAGCCCGGTGCGGCGCTCCCATTCGCCGGGGGTGATCCGGCCGCCGCGCGTGGATTTGCCAGTCGCTGGCGTCGGGATCGCCAGCCAGAAGCCGTTTTTCGAGCGGATCAGCGGGCCGGTGTCGTGCGCGCCGACGATCACCGGGGCGTTCGACCAGACCAATGCGGCGGCGTTCAGGCTTTCGCCCGATTTTGGAAAGCTGGCGAGGCGGATCGAGTTGGCAAGCCGGGTGCCAAGCCCGGCCCCGGTGATCTGCGCGCGCCAGGCGGTTTTCAGGCCGGTGCCCGCCGCGCGCATGGCGGCGGTGACCGCCTTCTCGCCCGCCACGACCTCAGCCGCCATCATCGCGACGATGTCCGGGGAGATGTCGAGCTTCAGTTTCACGCGGGCCTCAGATCAACGGTCCAGACCAGCCGCTCGCGGTCGCGGACCGGCTCGCCCTGAATGAGGAAGGCATCACCGTCGATCTCAATTCGGTCGCCGGGGCGCGGATTTGGAACTTCGGTCACCCGCAGGTCGATGCGGGTGGTTTCCGACCAGAGCCGAGCATCGCCAAACTCGGTGATGTCATCGGCACGCCGGGCGACGATGCGCACCAGCACCTGCGCGCCGCCGGCGGAGATGTAGATTGCCTCTGAGCCGATGTTCGGATCGGCGAAGAGCATCTCGATGGCGGCGGCAAAGGCGGTCATCACGTCCGCCGCGCCGAGCGGAGCACCTGCGGGCGGGTGCAGATCGGCAGTGGGTTCGACTCGATCTCAAGGCGCACCCATTCGTCGCGGTCACGGTCGGGGATCATCCGCGCGTAAAGCGGCTGGCCCAGCGTGTTGACCGTCTCGAACGTATCTGCGGGGGCGTGGTAGATCTCGAACAGCCCGTCGACGGCTTCGGGATAGAAGGCCGCCTTGTCGACAGCCACACCAAAGCCTGCGCCGCCCCGATAGCGGCGGAAGGTGATGCCGCCGAAACTGACCTCGTCGGCGATGCGCGACCGCAGATCGGCGGCTGCGGCGGTGTTGAGGTAAGTCTCGCGCACTTCCTTGTGCGCCACCAGATCGGCAAAGAAGGCCGAGCCGCACTCGGCGCGCAGCGAAATCGCCCCGGTGGCAAGGCCGCCCATCGTGTCCTCGACGCTTTCGATCAGCGCCTGACAGCGTTTGCGCAGCGCGCCCGAGGCCGGGGTGGCGTTGTCGAGATCGAAGTCCACCTCCGTGGCCGGGGTGATGCCGAACTCGGTGAAGTAGTTCACCACAGTGGCGCCGTCGCGCGGATCTTTCACCAGCCCCTGGATGCCGTTGAACAGGTGATACTCAAAAGTGGTCTCGGCGTCATTGCGCAACCGGCCCAGCTTGCGGGCAACTTCGGCCTGCACCTGCTGGATTTCCGAGGCCCAGATCACGTCCTGCTTCTTGAACTGGCGGCAGACGAAGGCCCGCACATCGCGGCGTTCCGGGGTCTGCTGGTCATAGGCCGAACCGCGTTCCGAAAACGGGATCAGCGACAGGGTGCCATCGCGGCTCTCGATCACGACGGTGCGCGACCGCACACCGCGCGCGCCGAAGATGCCGGATCCGGACAGGGTGGCAGGCTTGTAGGGGATGTTCTCCAGTGCACGGGTGAGTTCGATGATCGAGAAGGCATCGCCTTCGAAGATGTCCATGGTGGCCATGGGGTGCCTCCTGATTTGGGGTTTATCGGACGAGGATGCCGAGCGTCAGCAGCGCCGCATGGGCGGCGGCGATCTGTGGTGCGGTCGGCGTGCCGGGGATGGTGATCTCATGCTGGTTGACGATGGCGGGGCCGCGGATCAGCACGACGGCGTTGGTATCGCCCCCGCTGGCATCGACACTGTCCCAGAGGATGGCCGCTGCCGTCTGGGTGCCGTTCGATGCGGCGGGATCGTGGGCCGCGTATTTGCCCGAGGCAGTGATCCTGCCCAGAATGGTGCCGGGCTGGAGGTTGCCAGAGGCCACGATGACGGTGCTGCGGCAATAGTCGCGGAGTGCTTCCCAGACGAGGAAGCCGCCCGCGTGGCGGGTTTCGGTAAGCGTGGGCATGGGTTTATCCTTTCAGACGGAAGGTGCTGGCGATCACGTCGCCCCAAGGGCGCGCACCCGAGGGGCGGCCGGGTTGCGGATGGGCTGCAGAGATGTCCGGTTCCGCTTCGGCGCGGGCGGCCAGCAGGGCGGCGCGGACATCGTCGAGGCCGGTGTCGCGCTCAAGGAACCGACCCGCCATCTGCGGCTGACCGGCCAGACGGCAGAGATCGACGACGGCGCGGGCATGGGTCAACGCTGTGGCACGGATGCTGGCGGCATTGGCTGCACCGTTGGCAGCGGCAACGGTGCAATGGGCTTCGGGCGCTGGCGCGGTGTCCGTAGGCAGGACGGTATCGGCGTCGAAAGTCTCGGCAACTCCAAGAGTTTCCGCGTCCGGGTCAGAGCCCGGATCGAGACCCGTCGACGGGGTTTCAACAGCATCAGGGCCAGTGGCGGCCAAGTCACTGGCGGGCGCGGTTTTTGGGTTCGCATCCCCGGCAGCAGGATCTTCGTCAGACGCCTCGCCTGCGATCCCTGCGGTGATTTCGCCATCTTCTGCATCGGCCGCAGCCGCCTCGCGCCCGTCTGCCGCGACCTCGGCGAGCGCGGGCGGTGCATTCCGGAACCGCCCCACATCGAACCGCGCGGCAATCCGCACCGGCTCGGCAATGCGGTCAGCAAAGCCGATATCCAGCGCATCCTTGGCATCAAGCCAGGTTTCTGCCGACATCAACGGGGCGATTTCTTCCTGTGGGCGGCCCGACTTGGCGGCATAGCCCTGCAGCAGGCTGCCCTTCACCTTGTCCAGCGCCTTGGCCATCGCACGCATGTCGACAGCAGTGCCCATCACCATGCCGGCAGGATCGTGGATCATCAGGAAGGCATTTTCTGGCATCACCACCTCATCGCCCGCCATGGCGATGTAGGAGGCCGCCGAGGCCGCGATGCCGTCGATCCAGACCGTGACCGGGCCGGAATGCCGCTTGATTGCGTTGTAGATCGCAACCGCATCAAAGACCGAGCCGCCCGGGCTGTTGATCCGCAAGGCCAGAGGCGTGGCATCGGGCAACGCGCCCAGTTCCGCCAGAAACCCCTTTGCCGAGACGCCGTACGCGCCAATTTCGTCATAGATCACCACTTCGGCGCCGGTGGCTTGGGCGCGGATCGTGTACCAGCTGTTCATGGGCTTACGCTCCTTGTTGTGTGTCGGATCAGGACGCGCCGGTGTCCGGCAGGGTTTGCGGGGTGGCCCGCGCGCCCTGCGTCTCGCCGGGACTGGTGCGATAGTGCAGACCCAGTGCCGCCACGCGGGCCGCGTCGGTCGCGTTTTCACGGTCGATTTCCTCGACGTCGTAGCCCGTCGCCTGGACGACCTTGCGGCGCGACACGATCCCGGCTTCCATCGCCAGCACCTGCGCCTGGATGTCTTTCAGCGGATCGACCCAATCCCAGCGTGGCGGGATCCAGTTCACCGGGCGGTAGCGCGCAGGAGAGCGAGCGAAGTCCGGTATCTCCAATGCGCCCGACAGCACCGCCGTTTCCAGCCAGCGCGCCCAGACCGGACAGCAGAGCTGATGCGCGACAACACCGTGCTGCAACTGCTCAACGCGGCGGCGGAACTCGACCAGTTCGGCGCGCAGGCTGGAATAGTTGGCCTGCCGCACATCGCCGGTGACCAGGTGATAAGGCAGCCCCAGCGAGGCCGAGACCGACAGCAGAGTGCGGTACTGGAACGCCTCATAGCCGCCGCCGACATCGGCGGGACTGGAGAACTTCACATCCTCGCCAGGCAACAGCACCTGCAGGGTGCCGGGTTCAAGGCTGACGGTCGCGCCGCTGTCGTCGGTCGCCTCGATTTCGCCCATCAGCTGTTCTTCGGGCGCTGTCTTGGTGATGAAACCCGCGAACATCGCCGCTGTCTTCTTCCGGTCAAGTTCGGCATCGTCGTACTGGTCGAGCAGAAACAGCCGCACCATGGCGGGTGCCACATGCGGCAGGCCCCGGATCTGGCCCGCATCGATGGGGCGGTAGATGTGCTGCACCTCCCCGGCAGGGACGCGAACCGTCTCGGTCGTGAATATGCCCTGATCGGTGCTGTCGCCGGGATGGCGGCGGCGGAAGTGATAGGCTTGGCGTCGCCCGATGGCATCGAACTCGATCCCGCAGCGGATGCTATTGCCGTTGGCAGCGGTTTCAGTTTTCTCGAAAGGCAGCATTTCCGATTGCAGCAGTTGCAGCTGGATTGGCACCAAAAGACCATCCTCCGCCCGGCGCGGCCGCATCCGGACAAAGCACTCCCCCGCGACGAACATCTCGCGCGCCACCATCGCCTGCAGCCCGTAGAAATCAGTCAGACCGTCAGCATCGGCCTCGTCGGTCCAGGCGAGCCACAATCGCTGGACCTGATCGCGCAGCGCCGGATCCACGATCAGCGACGAGGGC